CGCGCTTTAGTGGGTTTATTGAAGCCTTTTCGCGCCTTGAAACGAAACGCGACGGATTTAAATCAATCGCTTGAGTTGCTTGGCAAAACAAGTAGAGCGTTATCCGCGCCGTTTAAAGCCATCGTTAGAGAAGGAGCCGCGTTCGAGTCCCAAATGTCTCGAATTAAATCTATCTCAAAAATTACTGAAAAAGATTTTCAGGCTTTGACGAAAGAAGCCAAGCGCATCGGTGAAACTACGGTCTTCACTGCTACGCAAGCGGCGCAGGGGATGGAGGAGTTAAGCCGGGCCGGTTTCGATGCCGCGCAGAATATAGCGATCGCGGGCGACGCGATGGATTTGGCGGCGGCGCAAGGGTCCGAGTTAGCCGACACCGCAAGGCTTGTAGGAATCGGATTCAAGTTGTTTTCCGATCAAGGATTGACCGCGCAGGATATAGTAGATGATTTCAATAAAAGCATCGGTTCTTCCGCGCAAAACATGGAGGACTTCACGGAGGCTTTCAAGTTCGCGGCCGGTCAAGCTTCCGCGTTTAATCAACCTCTGTCGGAAGTGACGAAAACCATCGCGTTGTTAGCCGACGTCGGATTTAAAGGAACTTTAGCGGGGACCGCGTTTAGAGCTGGAATTACTCGATTAGCGAAACCGACGAAGGAAGCGCAAAAGGTTTTAGCGGATTTAAACCTTACGATGGAGGATATAAATCCTGAAACAACTAAGTTTACAGATGTTTTAGTTAAATTGCGTAATGCCGGAATATCCAACACGCAAGTTTTAACGCTTTTCGGTCAAATCGCAGGCGGTAAATTCATCAAGGTCATTCAGGATATAAACACGCTTCTGCCTGAATACGAGCAAAAGCTGAATAACGCGAAAACCGCTCAACAATCAGCCGCCGATCAATTAGATAATCTGACGGGCGATTTCACGTTGTTTCAAAGCGCGTTATCCGGTTTGCAGATCGCTATTTTCGATGAACTCAACGAAAGTCTTAGAGAATCAACGCAGGAAGCGACTAATTTCGTTAAAGGAATTACTCAGTTCGTTAAGGACAATAAAGAATTAATCGGCTCGATTATTCAGGATTTATTCGCTTTCGGAGAAGTCATCGGGATGGTCGTGGTTGGTTCGATTCGCGGACTTGGAAATCTGCTTATAGCGTTCGGAACGGTACATAAATTTTTCCAAGACGTCGGGGCGGGAATCGGCATAGTCATAGGCGATATTATTACGGATTTCGTTTTAATCGGAACGGAAGTTGACGCTTTTATAGTCAAGGCTATGCGCGCTTTCGATGATTTCGACAAAACGCTTATGGAGTTGGACGATGCCGTTTCGGAATTCGTCGGGGATGTAATAGACGGCATAGCTGGATTAGTGAATGACGCGATCGCGGCTTTTCAACGATTATGGGAATTCGTCAAGGATATTCCGGCTAATATCGCCAAAGCGTTCGCAGGTTTCGGCGATAAAATAGCGAAGGAATTCGATGCATTGATAGATGTTATTCCAGGAGCGAGAACGGCTTTGAATGTGATTTCCGGCGCGTTCGATGATACAACCGAATCGGCGGATGGATTAAGTTTCGCGTTGACTGGAAATAGCGTCGTGCCTGATTTGGAAGCGACAGGCAAAGTCAGTATCGAGGCCGGACGTAAATTAAAAACGTTAAGCGATAATTTCGACGAGACGACTAAAAGCGCGGATAAGACGGATAATACTTTAATATCCGCTGGCGAAGCCTTATTGAAGGTAGCGAATACGCTTGAAGATGGTTTCGATGCCGCCAAGAAATTCAACGGAGAAATCGAAAATACGACGAAAACGATCAAGGAAGCCCAGGAAACGGCGGAAAAAGGGATAGTCGTTCAAACTCGCATGCAGCGTAAGGGGAAAGAGCTTGATTTAGCTGGAATCGGGAATGTCGAACTAACCGACGTTTTCAGTACCGATGCCATTCGCGGTATAGGAGAAGATTTCGGGAAAAGCGTAGCCCAATCGATTCCGGGCGTAAGCGGAGCGATTTCCGGATTACAAGCTGCTGGTGGTAACCCACTCGGAGCCGTAGCCGGATTTTTCGGCGAGCTTCTGATGAAGACAGAAGGCTTTCAGGAAGCTATGAAAATCATTGGAGACGCGCTTATCGAACTTATGGAGCCGTTAGGACAAGTCTTGATTCCCATAGCCAAGTTTCTAGCCCGCATCATTCGCAAAATAGCTCCGTTCGTCGAGAAAATAGCGAGAGTTTTGGGACGTATGTTCGAGGCTTTATTGCCGATAATCGAAAGCGTCCTGGAAGTTCTAATGCCGATTCTTGAAATACTGCTTGATTTCATAGTCTTGATTTTCGAGTTGTTGCAACCGGTAATGGAAGCCTTGAAACCGGTACTTGATTTGATTGTTCCGATTCTGAACGATTTGAAGCCCGTGCTGAAAATTATCGGGGAGGTGCTTACTCAACTAATGCCGTTCATCAAACTCGCGTTGCAGCCGCTTCTAGTGCAGTTGAAACTCGTTTTAGGGGCGATAAACTTAGTCGTTCAGATTATCAATATTATCTTCGCGGCATGGAAGCAATGGACTGGATTTCTGCGAGGTATCGCTAATGTTATTAATGGATTCGTCCGAGGTATAGCGAATGCGATTAAAGTAGTGGAGGATTTCATCAAGAAAATTTTCGATGTCGTCAATGAAATTTTAAGTATTATTCCAGGCATTGGGGGCGGTCCCGGCGGCGGCGGATTCGGCATTGGAATTCCGGGATTAGGCGGCATAGGAATATCTGGCGAAGGAATCAGCATTAATACGCCTATTGGCGGCGTCGACATCGGATTCGCGAATGGCACGAATCAGCTTACGAGATCGCAACTTCTTCGATTACCCGGCATGGAAGCGGGCGCGGGATTAGTGAAAGCGCATGTCGGAGAACAGATCATACCCGCTAATCAATCAGGCGAATCCGGCAACACGTTCATATTCAATATCAAGTCTATCGATCCGATGAATCAGAAGGAAGAGATTAGACAGGTAATCGAGAGCTTGTGGCTTGAGAGACGGCTGAAAGTGAGTTAGAACGCGATTTCATCAGGCTGCGAAGAAACCGCGTTCAGGGAGGTAATAAAATGACAAGAAATATTATCTCTAATGAAATCGATTAAGTCAAGCGTTTTTCGTCGCCACGATGCATTTAGGATGCCGTTTCACGCAGCAGTTTTCATCATATTTCAATGAGTCGCGCTTGACGAATGATTCGCTGAATAATCGGCAATAGAATACTTGTCCGAAATGAGCCGCGAGTTGTTGCGGGCATTTCGCGCCGCAATATTCAGCGTTATATGGAATGATCTTGAGTTTGATTTCGTATTCGCGGTTTTTAGCAAGACCGTTTTCGAGTTTGGTGGCGTGTTTCATGTTAAAATCTCCATTTAATGAGTAGAGTACGTTTTTCCTTATTCCCGGTGGTGACTTTTTTCAATTCATCGAACGGAATTTGTTTCATTCTCGTTTTCGGGATGACTAGGTTTTTTTGGGAGTACCAACCTTTCGTTTTCAATGGTCTGCCGTCACCGGAACAAAATTGATAGCATGCGCCGTTAAATATAACATAGTCGCCCGGTTTGATTTCGTTTCGAGTGCGACCGATTTTCATTATGTCGCCGACTTGTAGTTTTTTCATTTGAGTCTCTTTTGTTTAGATCGCTTTGAGTAGCGAGTTGATGGTTTTCGGTTTGAATTCTTGATAAACGGCTTTAACATATTTTTTCGTGCGTCCCGCGAACATTTCGGAATTCGGCCATGCTTTACTCGGACTGCGTACATCCACTAAATGTCCGTGAGTTAAATAAAATCTTTTTTGTTTATCGAATTCGCCGCTTGGGTGTATTTCGCGATTTTGCAGCATTTCATAAACGATTTCGATAGCTTTGTTGATTTTTTCTTTTGTGTCGAATCTGAAATTTTTCATTTTGTATCTCCTTTATTTGATTTCAGTTTCGTGATTCGTTAGATATAATGTTCTTACTCTGAAATATTTCTGTCAAGAGAATAATTAAATTATTTTTTCAATGCGAACTTTAACAAGCGTCCAATCGGCAAATCAAGTAGTCACGAATCTTGAAGTGAATATAACGCCTGTCGATCAAAGCACCACGTACACGTTTAGCAACTGGAATATCCAGAATTTAACGCCTATCAGCTATGAAATCGATTTTCTAGGCGGATTCGGGAAGTCTTCAAATTATCAAGTCACGCTTTCAAAAGACGACGGACTGACTTTCTGGAAGGATTCATTTAAAAAACTAATCAAAGCCGAAGTCGCGCTTACGGTTCATGCGAATAGCGATTCATTCACGCCGCATATCGGGGTAGTTCAGGACATTACGAGATTTCCGAGTGATCCTAATTTGATTCAGCTTCAAGTATTCGATAAGTTTTTCGATAACGTTCCTCAATATCCAGTCGCGGCGATAGTCGATAGCTACACGGGCGTACATCCGGAAGTTTCTAACAACAACTGGGGCTATCCATCTTACTATGGGAAGCATGCAAGACCGTTCTATATGACTCCGGTGGATTGCAATATTGAGAATCTTATCGGCGCGGTTAATATTAGTTCTGAAAATCATGTAACGAGTTTATATTTCAATTCCGAGCCGGAATTAGGAAATTACGGTAATCATTTGTTTTTCCTTCGACAATCTTGGGATCAACAAAGCGGGGGGACTAATTTAAGCTCAGGTGAACTGCCTTTCGAGCTTCAAAATCAACAAACAGTTAATAACGGACTCATAGGCTTCAACGATCAATATAAGGTCAGGACGGATGAAAATCCTAAACATCCGGAATCAATATTATTCGCGCAGCCGAATTATGTTTTTTTCAACCTTGCGCAAGACGCTTCGCCGCTTGATGAATTTCATTATTTATATGCGGAAATCGGTAATCTATCGAACATCGCTTTATTGCAGGCGACTAATATCAATATGTCGTTGAATGTCGTTTCAGCGACGAATTTTCAGGATTTAAACGTTACAGTCAACGCGTATTCAGGGGGTGGA